GACGCCGCGAAGGCAGGCGCCGCAGCATCGAAGAAGCAAGGCGACCAGACGAAGAAGACAGGCGACACCCTGGCAGCGTTCACGAAGGATCTGGCCAAGCTGGGCAAGGACTTCGACAAGACCGCCAACAAGACCCGCGCCCCGCTGAAGGAATCCGAGAAGCTGCGCAACAGTCTGCTGGACATGGGCGACAAGCTGTCGAAGGCAGCACTTCGATCGATCGAACTCGGCGACGAAGGCATGGCGGCCTTCATCAAGATCAAGGACAGCATGAAGGCCAACATGGCCGAAATCGAAGCAGCGATCCCAAAGGCCGAACGCCGCGAAGCCATGCAACAGTTCGGCCAGGCCGCAGGCGGCGCGATGTCAGGCGCCGCAGACATCATGTCGTCGGGTGGTATGGGCCTGCTCGGTGGCGCTGGGCCAGTCGGCGCAGGCGCGTCAGCACTGATCGGCATCGGTCAGCAAGGCGAGCAGGCGTATCAAGACAAGGTGCAGGAGAAGGCAGCCAAGGCCGCAGAAGAACGTCAGCAGAAGATGCAGGCCGAACGCGACAAGCTGCTACAGGCGGGCTTCAGTGAAGCCGAACTCGAAGCGCGCGGCCTGGGTGAAGACCAGATCGCCAAGGCGGGCGAGGTCACCGACAAAGACATCAAGGCCGCAGAAAAGGGCACCGACCGCGACAGCGTCATGGCCAAGATGGTGCAAGACGTGATCAAGGGTGTCATCGACGGCATCATGGCGATCATGCAGGGCCTGCCGGAGATTCTGTCTGCGCTGATTCCGATGCTGCTGGTCGACCTGCCGACGTCGCTGATCGAAGCGATCCCGGCGTTGATCGAAGAACTGATCCCCGTGCTGCTGTTCGAACTGCCGAAGGCGATCATTCTGATGCTGGTGAAGGTCGTGCCGAAGCTGCTGCGCATGCTGTTCATCGATCTGCCGAAGGCCATCTGGCGCGGCCTGGTCGAGTGGTGGGGCAAGGTGTGGGGCGCCATTCGCGACTTCTTCAGCTTCGGCGGTGGCAAGAAGAAGCAGACAGGCGGCTACGTGCCGAAGACGTCGTCCTATCTGCTGCACCAGGGCGAGCGCGTCGTGCCAGCGTCAGGCGCTGGTTCAGGCACTGCATCGAAGGGCCTGGCAGCCTTCGGTGGCGGTGGCACGCAACTGACAGTCAACACCAACGTAGTCGACCCAGATTCCATTCACGGTCTCGGTCGTTTGATCAACGCAGAACTCGGACCGAACGGACGCGCGACAGTGCCCGTGTTCGGCAGTTCGTCACCACTTACGAGCATCTGATATGGGCTATCCGTTCTTCAGCTGGTACCCGCTTCACTCGATGTCGCCGCGCATCGAGATCATCAACTTCGGCGAAGACCTATCTGACCTTCAGGTGACCCCGAAGCGCGACGTGGTTGACAGCTTCTCCCTGATGGGTGGGCGCTCGCGCGAACTGCTGCGCCCGTGGGTCGAAGTGCGGGTGGTGCTCGACCGGTTCACTGACCGCAAGCTGTTCAGGCAACTGTCAGCGATGATCAACCACCTGGAGCGCGGCGGCAGTGTCGCCTTCGGGAACGACCATCAGAAGATATGGATGGCACGCACTGAGCGCATCAGCCAGGGCGCGACGTCAGTGCTGCACGGGTCAAACGTCGGTGGCGGCTACTACGATGGGTCGACGCCTGTGCTGTCGACACTGAGCAGCCCCGACGAGATCGTGATCGAGACCGGCGCCCCGCTGGCGAAGCGCGAATACCACACGGTCAGCAGTGCGTCAGCGTCGCAGATCAACCTGGGCGAGTCGCTCGACACGTTCGACAGCTACCCGACGGGATCGATCGTGCGCTATTCAGACTTCTACCCGACGCTGATCATGCCACCGAACGAGGTCGGCGGCGCCCACCTGACGCACGACCACCGCATCACGTATACGCTCGACATCAATCTTGCCTACGTCATCCCGGTGGTGACGGGCGACAGCAACGATCAACCGAACGGCGGCGACCAGCCGGACTGGGCGAACTGATGCGCTGGTCGGCAGGATTCAAGAGCAAGCTGGCAGATCCGGAGCAGGTCTTCGCGCCGCAGTTCAGGCTGATCATCGGGTCGTCGAACGTGTCTGGGCGTCACCTGGGCAGGTGGGAGACCTACTTCGGTCAACCGAAGACGCTCGAACTTATGAGCCACCCTGGCACCAGGTCGATCGGCACGGGTTCGGGTGACCCGATCACGGGCACGGGCACGGGCACGATGGGCGAGCCGTATATGTACGGCGTTGGCTTGACGGGTCGCATCAGCCTGGGCGCGCAGTCAGTCAAGCCTCGCACCTGGATCTACACGGGCGCGTCGCTGACCGTCGGCGTGACGCAGTGGGCTGCGTCGATGGCCATGAAGATGACACCAGGCACGCTGTCGATCTTGCAGATCCGGCTGGCCAGCGAATCGGGTGGCGCCGAAGAAGCCGGCACTGACACCTGGGAGGACATTCACTACGGCACGCTGCGCGGGGTCAAGTGGTCAGGCAGTGACTACACGATCGAGTTCGGCTGCGCCCTGGAGGCTGCGTCGAATCGGGTGACCGAGCAGGGCGATCGCACCGAAGATCGATCGCTGTTCAAGTGGTTCAGCGGCTGCGGCACGACCGTCAAGACATACGGCACGCTGACAGCGTTCACGTCGCCGAGCGTGCTACAGCTGCGCATGACGCAGGAAGACGCCTATATGTATCGAATCGGGCGCACCTACAAGCGCCGCGACAGCTATGGCGGTGAGGCGTTTCACTATGCCGGGCCGTTCATCTACACGGTGCTGCCAGGCCACGCGACGCAGCTGAACCAATACATGAAGGTGAGCAACACCGACGGCAACCAGACCTTCGTGCGCTACGACGCCATGATCGCGGCGGGCACCTGGGGAGGCGACCCAGGCGCAGGTCTGAACAACCTCACCAGCCACGCCTTCGAACTGCCTGGGTTCCACGGTCACGCAGCAGGCTCGATCACTGGTGGCATCGGCGACGAGTCGACGCTGACGCTGGTCTGCCTGGTGCACGGCACACCCGTCACCGAGTTCGTCAACACGGTCTTCGTCCAGGGCTACGCCGACGAGATGGTGCCAGGGCTGTTCGCTGAAACGTGGGCCGACCTGGCAGCACGCCCACCACTCAACCGGCAAGACATCAACAACGCCCACACGCAGTTCAACGACGCCTTCAGGCACACGTTCGGCTTCCAGCCCACAGGCGATCGGGTGCCGTTTCGCGCGGTCATGGCCAAGGAAGTGCAGAACGGGTACGCGGAGATGAAGAAGCTGTGCGGCAAGTGGGGCGTCTTCCCGCGCATGAAGGAAGGCGGCTATGGGATCGCAAGCGTGCGCAACCAGTCGCGCAGCGGCAGCAGCACGTCGACCGACCTCGGCGCACCGCAAGCCATCAGCCTGATCGTGCCAGACGACATCGAAGGCGCCGAAACGCGCGCCGAGCAGGCCACCCTGGGCACGTTCCAAGCGTGCAAGGTGAGCACCAGCAGCCTCGACTTCTTGACTGCTGGCGCGTCATTCGGGTCGGCCATCACGTCGGCCCAGCAGCGCGCGTTCAAGGAACGCCAGTTCAGGCTCGCAGGCGCAGGCACAAACATCTACCCGACGCGCGGCATGCCGCAGCACGGCGTGCTCGACGTGTCACCTGACGACTGCGCGGCTGGCTATGGTGCGTCGCCGACGAGCGACCACTGGCGCGCGTCAGAACGGTATGGCGTCTGGTTCACGCAGTTCTTGTGGGAAGACTATTGGCAGACCGCGCGCACTGAGGCCGTCGTGCGCCTGCGCGGCCTGAAGCATGCGCACGTCGCGCCAGGCGACTTCGTCCACATCACGATCCCGCATCCAGCTGGACGGACAGAGTGGGTGCCGTGGGGGCCACAGGTCACCAGCGGCGGCGCCATCGGCACGGCTTACCACGTCCTCGACTCGGCGCGCATCGGCACCAGCGAGGGTGGCATGACCGCAGGCGACAAGGTTGACGTGAAGGACATCACGACGACGCCCTGGCTGTGCACGTCGAGCCACGTCGACTGGACGGGCTGCAAGGTCACGCTGACACTGTCGAAGCCCCACAGCTACTTCGACGAGGATGACTGGGGAGATGGCCCTGGCAACCTGAACGACGAGCACGGCGACGCGATGGGCCAGCCGATCCCCCGAATCAGGCGCGACATCTGACACGAATCGCCACTGCTGTTACCATTGAGACACGGAGAACGAACATGGCCATGACCGAGCACAGCTTCACCCGCGACATCTGCCCCGATGTCATCAGGATCACCCTCGATGCGCACGTATCAAAGGCGTCGATCGTGCACATCCCCTATTGGGCCAAGCGGGTGACCGTTCGCCCCGAAGGCAAGAAGTGCAGGATCAGCTTCGTCGAGGGCACTGGCGACAACATCAACGACGACTTCATCAAGCTGCCAGCCGACGCGCCAGCCGAGTTCACGTTTTGGGATGGCGAGAACGCATCCAACGGCATCAACAAGGTCTACATCGCAAACGTGTCGTCAGTGTCTGGCGCCACAGCTGTATCGATCATGATCGAAGGGGCGAAGTAATGAAAGCCACACCACAGCAGGTGGTCACCGAGATCACGAACGCAGCGACCGATCGACTGCTGACCGTCGGCACCGTCGACGAGACCCAGCAAGACCTGAACGCGGAGAGCAACCTGACCTTCGACGGGTCGACATTGACCGTGGCGGGCAACCTGACCGTGACGGGCACGACGACCACCATCAGCACGACGAACACGCTGGTAGCTGACAAGCTGCTGGAACTCGCGAACGGCACGTCAGGCACGCCATCAGGCGACGCTGGCATCATCATCGAACGCGGCACGTCTGCGAACGCTGCGATGATCTGGGACGAGTCGCGCGACGAGTTCGTGCTGGCCACCACCAGCGCCACGGGCGCCAGCACTGGCGACCTGACCTTCACGCCTGCGAATCTGAGTGTTGAGCGCGTCGGCGCAGGCACTGAGCAAGCCGAAGCGGAGGTGCACGCGAAGCGTGACACGGCGAGCAGCCCCACCTATTCAACGACGGCGACCGTCATCAGCGAAGACGACGCCAGGCCCGCTGTTCAACTGGTCGGCAGTGCCAACAACATCGGCATGATCCAGTTCGGCGACAACGCCGCAGCGGCCTCTGGTCAGGTCTACTATGACCACTCGACCGACAAGCTGCGCGTCGACGCAGGCGGCAACAGCGACCGCATCACAGTCGACGCGAATGGCGATCTGACCGTGGCCCGCAACATCGACGTCGATGGCACCGCGAACCTTGACGCAGTCGACATCGACGGCGCAGTGCAGATCGACAACACCGTGACCGTCGGCGCCAACGACCAGGGCTATGACGTGATCTTCTACGGCGACACGGCGTCTGCGAATATGACCTGGGACACGTCAGCCGACGACCTGATTCTGAACGGCGCCGCGCGCGTCGTCGTGCCCGACGGGCAGCTGGTGCTCGGTTCAACTGCCGTAACCAGCACAGCCGCCGAACTGAACGTGCTCGACGGCATCGCATCGGTCGACACCGACCTGGCCAGCGTGTCAGGCAGCGACGACACCCTGGCAAGCGCCAAGGCGATCAAGACCTACGTGGACGCCCAGGTGACCGCGCAAGACCTCGACGCCACCACCGACAGCGGCACCATCGCCATCGACCTCGACAGCGAGACCTTGACCGTGGCAGGGGGCGAGGGCATCGACACCAGCGCAACTGGCAACACGATTACCATCGCCTGCGAAGACTCGACAGCCAACAACAAGGGCGCCGTGATCGTCGCGGGTGGCACTGGCGCGACTGTGACCTACTCCAGCGGCACAGCCACGGTCGCCGTCGATGCTGCGCAGACGCAGATCACGTCAGTCGGCACGATTGCGACGGGCACCTGGCAGGGCACCGCCATCGCTTCGGCGTATCTCGACAGCGACACGGCACACCTGTCTGGCACGCAGACCTTCACGGGCGCCAAGACCTTCACCGCAGCGGTGACCGTCGGCGCCAACGACTCAGGCCATGACGTCATTCTGTACGGCGACACGGCGTCTGCGAACGTCACCTGGGACGCATCTGCTGACGACCTGATCTTCAGTGGTGCAGCGACCTGCGTGGTGCCTGAAGGCCAGCTAGTGCTCGGCTCGACCGCAGTGACATCGACAGCGGCTGAACTGAACCTGCTCGACGGTGTGGCTGGGCTGGTGCAGGCTGACCTGACGAAGCTGGCCGCCATCGACGCAGCCGCTGCTGACCTGGATCAACTGCACAACATGCCGCGCGGCAACCTTGTCTACGGCAACAGTAGCGCCCAGACGGCGCGCCTGGCGCCTGGTGGCGCGAACCAGGTGCTGACATCAGACGGCACCGACATCGCCTGGCAAGACGCCAGCGGTGGCGCCGCAGCCGACGACTCGAACACCATCCTGCACATGCAGGTCTTCGCATAAAGGAACGACGACATGGCCACGATCTCACGCAACCACCTGTCCAGCTGCACCGACGGGATCCCCGTCGCCCTGGCCGTTGACAGCGGCAACTTCACAGCGATCCACACCTGCACGACCACCACGGCAGACTTCGAGGAAGTCTGGATCTGGCTGTCGAATATCTCGACGGCCACCGAGATCGTCACGCTGACCTTCGGCGGCACGTCTGACAACAACAAGGTGAAGGTGCAGGTGCCCGCTGAATCGACCGTGCTGGCTGTGCCAGGCTGGACGTTCCAGGGCAAGTCAGGGGGCGTGGCCATCACAGGCGCATCGACCACTGCGGACAAGGTCAACGTGCACGGCTACATCAACCTGATCGACGCTGCATAGGGGGCACCATGAGGCGATCAAGAGTGCCAGGCCAGTTCACCCGCGACAACCTGGGCCAGTCAACGCGCCAGGGCGTGTCGGATTGGATCAGCCTGAACCCGCTCGACGGGTCGTGGTCGCTCGACGACCCGAACAACGTGATCGCGTCGGCGTCAGTGTCGAACACTGGCATCCGATTGCAGAACGCTGCGGCAGCCTATGACCACCACCACGTCGCAGCAGATGACACGGGCGCGTGCTACTACAAGCTGCTGACCAACAGCGAAGGGAAGCCGATGCTGTTCAGCGACCCAGGCTGGAACATCGACATTCTGATCAAGCGCCAGACGAACGGCGACGACTCAGGGCAGATCGGCGTCTATGTCTGCGACGACCCCACTGACCGAACGAACCGCAACTGGCTGGGCGTGACCTGTTCGAACATGGCGAACGGGGCTGGCAAGTGGTACGTCGGCACGCAGAACGGCGAGAACAGTGGCGCCAACGCCGCAAGCGACCGCATCCTGTGCAGCATCAGCAACCCGATCGACACCAGCGGCGACGACGATGGCAACGAGATCACGCACAACATCACCTACATGAACCTCAACAGCAGCCTGGCCGCGCTTCAGCAAGGGTCGAAGAACAACAACACCCAGGAGTACGATCAGGGGGACATGGTCTACATCATGCTGGCGTCAGCCTTCGACACTGAGTCGAACAGCGAGCCAGGCGCCAACAGCGACAACACCTGGAAGGTGTGGTATCGCGTCAACTGGTCGCCGCAAGGAATCGACCCGCAGTACCTGCTCGCAGGCCGAACAGCGGACAACCTATGACCAGCCCGCTCGACGACGCGCCTGCGCTTCTGCGGCGCGTGGCTAACCACGGCCACGCCGTGTTCACGCGCGGCGCGTTCAACGTGAACATGATCGCGATCAGGTCTGCCACCGAGCAGGTCAACAGCTTCGACGACCAGCTGCACCTGGTCTACCGTGACGACTTCGGCCAGTGGGTCGACCTGGCCTTCAGATGCACCACGGATCCCGGCCTCTATTGGCTCGAACACCCGATCAGGCGTGACGGCACTGCCATCCTGAAGTGCGGGCAATATCGGGGCGCCTACAAGATCGGGCTGCACCGTGGCAGCTACCCCGCACTGGTGCAACGCAAGCCGGTGACAGTCTGGCGCGACCGCAACAAGGACGAAACGATCGACCTGGTGCCAGGCAGCGAGGTCACTGGCCTGTTCGGCATCAACATCCACCACGCAGGCGAAGACAGCCAGCAGGTCGACAAGTGGTCAGCAGGCTGCACCGTGATCGCGAACCTGAACGACTGGAGCATCTTCTGGTCGGTCATCAATCGATCGGCAGACCGCTATGGCGAGACCTTCACCTACACACTGATCAAGGAGTGATCGCATGTTCGAGAAACTGAAAAGCCGTAAGTTCTGGTTCGCCTTCCTGGGCGCCCTGCTACCCATCGTGGCGCAATATCTGACCGACGACGTGGCCCTGGGCGAAGCGTTGCAACTGAGCGCAGCGATCTGCGTCAGCTACATCTTCGGTCAGGGGTTCGTCGATGCGCAGCAACTGAAGACCGGCAACAAGTGACGCATGATCGGCGACGTCATCAACCTGCTGCTGCTTGTGGGTGCTGCCGTGCTGATGGTGCTGGCATATCGCTACGGGCGTGCTGAACGTGCCCAGAAGCGCGCACAGCGCGTCGACCTGGCGCAGCAGCGTGTTGACACTGTCGAACAGTCAGAAGCCAAGCAAGACGCGATTGACGGCGCACTGCGGGGAAGCGACCCGGCGACTGCGCTGGCTGACCTGGGCAACCGGCGCCAGTTGTGATCGCGTTGTTGCTGGCGCTGGGTGTCGGTCGTGCGAACGACCTGCCACCGAAACCGACGGCGCCAGCTACGGTGTCGGGCCAGTGCTTGCAGACCCTGGCGATCAGCCAGGGGTCGCCCATTCCCCCTGCTCTCCTGGGCGACGTGGGCCTGGCCCGATGCTCAGGCGTCGTGGTGCCGCTGTCTGACTATGCGCACCTGCTGAAGATCGAAGCGCACGCTGACCTGGTTCGCGAACTGCACGCCATCGACACCGAGCAACTGCGAAGCGATCGCGATCACTGGCAAGAAGTCGCTGAAACGGCTACGGCTGACGTGTGGCATCGATCGCCCTGGTTCGTCGTCGTCACGACTTCGGCACTTGTCACGGCGTGCTTCGTGACCTACGATCGGATCAACGGGAGATCGAATCTATGACAGCCAGCTGGAAACCGTTTCTTG